CGACATGTCAAATTCTACCGTGCAAGCATCTTTGTGGGAGTTGTTAGTGGATACAGCCATTGATAACCCTATGATTGGACCTATGTCCAAGGATTTATCCAGTGCAATTGCACGAAGGCGTGTGCGTAATGTTCCTAAGTCAATTAACCCTTCGGGGGATGCGACTGGGGTAGAACATGTTGCAGTGGCTCGGCCCCATGCGGTCGATACAGCTGCTGATGTAGAAATGAAATCCATTCTTGATGAGTTCCCGACGTCCATGCACGGAGGGCTCTCTGAAATGAGTGGTACTATCCTGTACCCAGAGGCCGGTCAGTCGATAGCTGCTGTATATAAAAACCGGCTTCCGTTAGTATCAGGTGACTTTGTACAACCACGTAGTGAGTTTGTCTGTCGCTGGTATTTAACTTCCCAGCAGGTTGCTACTTTGCAAGGTACATCACCACATTTGCGAATAGTTCCTGCTAAACACCTGTCACCCCATCCTCATCCACTTGTCAACATAGATCGTGAGCGGTCAGAGGTTTGTGCTTATTCTTATTTGGTAAGACATTCCCCCGCAGGTATGATTGTAGACATTGGTGGCAATCCGTCCAGACATAATCGTTATGCTCGGACGCGTGTGCATAGTTGCTGTCCTGTGTTGTCAGCGGCTGATGCAGTGAGGGCCCTCAACCATTCCGCTGCACCATTGCAGTGTGTTCATAAGGCTGAGGATTGTACGTGTGTTGTACCTGCTTCTTATTTGTCGGTAGATTCTATATATACGATTACTCCAGAAACCATAGCTATGCTATGCAGGCGGAGTACCGGCAATTTGTTAGTGGCTGTGGTCCATGAGTTTACAGATGCTTATGGGTCATTTGGTGGTGGTGAGGCAACTTACCACCTGCTCGATGCAGATACTGTTACCATGTTTGTTAAGGGTAACTCTGCAGCATATACTCATAGTAATATGCGCTGGTTGCGAGAGAATGGGATGCAGTTCAATAGATCATCTTATTTCCGCAATCCCAATCACACTTTTACTTTGTGTTGGTCAAAGGTCGAGCAGTTTCCGGACCATGCTGTTTTTGCATTTCGTGTGGTCCCAGGGTTGTTGAGTGTGGAGAGGCCAGTTGAGAATATTCTTACTGCTGCACTACGTGACAACTCTTATTATGGCCATGTTAATATGGCTGGTGCATTCAATGACAAGGCCACACGTGCCTTAGTTGGTGAAATGTTTGATGTCCCCAATGTTCAAGTGTATTCTTGGGGTCCATTCTTTGTTGTATTCCAGAAATCTGGTCAACAATCTATGCTTTCACCTAAGGGCCTTGTCCATGAGTGTGCCTATTACATGTTGGGTAGGAAGAGGAATCAGTTAAATTGGGTGGCTTTGTTAGCGTATGCTCGCCATCATTCTCGTGTTTATAATATTCCTCCCTCCCTTCTTCCTACTGCTGTGTTTTCTGCTTGTTGTCTTGCCTTCGTACAAAATGTATCGTTTGAAACAGCAACAATGCATGGAATAATTGAGCCCATGATGTCTATTAATAGGGTCCATGAATTAGCCATGGATCTAAATTTTCGTTGGGTTTGGACGAGTAAAGCGTTTCTTTGTGCACTTACCGTTCTTGTTGCAGTAGTTTCTGTTATTGGAGGTACCATCCATCTTGCTAACCCTTTGGTTGGACTGTCGCTATTGACGGTTGTGGGTGTTATTGTTTTTATTGGGGTGGTCTTGGTGCTACTCATTTGGCGCTGCCGAAAGGTGGCTTTTGATCCATTTGAGCGATATAGGATAGATAGGTCGAGTAATCAGCCACGTACATGTGTGGTATCTTGCCCTATTGTTCCTTTGCCTTCCACTCCTCCTCCAAAGCCACTGACAGAGTTGCTTTCTTTGTCACTTGACCCTACGGCCAAGTTGAAAGTTGGTGATGTCACTGCCATTCATGACACACCACCGTTATTCCCGGGCGGTATTGTATCCACGGCTTCTATACCTGTGGTCCCTGAGAATTCGTGTCACTCTGCCATATCTGCTCTTGTTGAGAGGTCGCTGAAAGCACAACCCTTTCATGATGAGCAAATCTTTGACTCTGATTTCTTTGATAAGTTTGAGTCCTATGTTATCGAAAATTTTAAGGAATTCTTTCCTGGTGTTTTGGAGGATCCTGTTAAACCACTTACTTTTCGAGAGTGGAATTCCAGGTTTCCTAGTGCACAACGAGCGCGTCAGCGTCTTGCTTATAAGTGCTATATTGCTGGTTTAACGCCATCCGATCCAATTCGCCAAAAGCCGTTTGTTAAGGTAGAATTATTACCTAAATCTGATGTTCAAACGCTCGATAAGAATATCCCTAAATTGGCCCCTAGGCACATCCAGGGTGCGACGGACACGTTTAACGTGGTTGTTGCCCCTTTTATTCAAGCATTTGCAAAGAGACTTGCTGCTTGTTGGAGTGTCAAAGGAACTTCTGGACCTATGTATACATCAGGTGCCTCTGCTAATCAAATTGGTGCTGCTTTTAAGGCTGCCTGTGAAAAAGTGGGGGTGTTGTCGGTTCTAGAAGGTGATTTTGCACGCTTTGATTCTACGATTCATCGTCGATTCTTAGCATTGGAGCATCTTATTTATAAGATGTCGGGCGCTACCCAGCCTGTGCTGGATGCGATTGCTGCTGCTATTAACACTCATGGTGCTGATAAGTGGGGCAATAGGTATCATGTTGATGGGTCGCGTCATTCTGGCGATCCAAATACCTCTTGTGGTAATACCATGTTACAAG